CTTGTCTGCAATAGCAACATCATCACCGATTAGCCTGTACAACCGTTTTGAACGGCAGTACTCGACCACGGTGTGATGAGCTAGAGCACAGAGCGGCCAGGACGCATAAGCGCCCATTGGTTGTCCTGCTGCATATGTGACCTTTTGGCCTGACCACGCGACAGTGAATGTCCTATTCGCAAGAATAGTCCACCAAGCTGTTGCAAGTTCTTTGTTTTCACAAAGTTCGTACAGAAGCTTTTCTTGGATTTCTCTAGGAAAACGATCCGTGAAGGCTGAAAGATCAAAGGTTTCAACGAATGCTTTCACATTTGTTAATTCCTTAACGTAGTTTCCTACGTTCATATGCGACATAGTTCCATCGGTTTCTAATGAGCTTAATAGGTTCATTAGACCCCTGTGAAGGGGAGATAAGGCCCGTTGTGAGTAGTAATCAACTACCGCAATAGTCCTTGTCTTACCGGCTTTCTCAGGAAACTGAGTAAGCTTTGAATGAATGCAATCATCGTTCTCTGAACGATGGAAGCCTTCATCAAAGGGGAACTCGTCATTTAGTTCGCTACTAACTACTTGCAATGCTGCAAGTAGTTTAGTATCGTTATATATTGCAGTGAGATCTGAATCACTCGACTTTAAGGCAGGGCCGTTAGGTCCTTTCTTAACAGTAAAGTGGTATTTCATTTCCTTAATGGTTAAAGTCTTGTTTAGAGATTTTACCCATCCTGGAATGAAATCAAGGATGTCTGCTAGCAAACTCTCATCACGTACCGGCGGAGTAATTACCGTCGATATGTCATGTGAGGGAGCTAACCTGAAGAGCTCAACAGAGCGGAAAATGGATAAAACCATTATCCTCACTGATAAGTCTTCAGAGCGAAGATAGTCACGAAAGTGACTAAATACGCTAGGGTAGCCATCTTTGTCAGATTTGACAAATTCCAAAGGTTCTATAGGTTGGTGTATTGAATAACGTTCACTCATAGAGCGAATCTTATTCATACGTTGGACCATGAACTCACGTCCATGGTGCTTTTCTACCTTACGGCAGTAAGCCCTATAGTCCCTTGCAAGCTTGGTAACATTGATTTTACATATCGTTTTAGCCAACATAATTAGGCTAGAGTGGTATGTTTCTAACATGTTATTCTCCTTAAAGGTATTAAGAATACTAACTGTCTCTCGCCTCACAAGTGAGGTTGATCTGTTAGGGGGTTACAAGTAGCAGGACGGTTACCAGGCGCCCTATGCTATGCCCACCTCCGAAAGGAGGGG